AACAGGGTCGGTAGTGCCATCACCGACAATCATCTCACTGTCTGCAAGGACAGCCATCGCTGTAATTGCACCAGTACCACTACCGAGCAAAATGCCACCGTCCGTTAATGTGGATGCACCGGTACCGCCATGCGCCACCGCAAGGTCCGTAGTCAAAGTCAGTGAGGTCACGGTTGCCGCAGCGGGGGTACCCGAACCAAGTATTCCGTCCAAGGTGCCAGTAAAACCCGTGGCGGTAATCTGATCGGTCGCAGTAATTGCATCGACATACAAGGCGCGCCAGCGAACCCCGGTAGTTCCGAGATCGTCGGTAGAATCGGTGTCCGACACCACGTCGTCGCCGTGGGTAGTAACGCCAACTATTTTAGCGGCCCCGGCTACAAATGCAGTCCCGGCTACACCCAGACCACCGTCTGTATGGATTGAACCCGTCGTTCCTGACGTGCTAGTCGTAGTGTCATCAACCGACACAATCCCACTTGCTACTAACGTCGTCACCGTTGCCGCAGCAGCACTTCCTGACCCTAAGATGCCATCTAGCGTCCCAGTAAAGCCGGTAGCCGTGACCTGATCGGTTGCAGTTATACCATCGACAAATAGGTTGGCCCACCGGACGCTTGTCGTACCAAGGTCGTCTGTGCTATCGGTGTCTGACACCACGTCGTCGCCGTGGGTTGTGACGCCAATTATCTTTGCTGTCGTACCAACATAAAGAGCCTTGGCAACCCCAACGCCACCATCAGTGTGGATTGATCCGGTCGTTCCTGATGTCGTGTCGGTCGTATCGTCTACTGAGACAACACCACTAGCAGTTATTGCGGCGGTTGTAAGTGTCCCGGTAACATTATTGATCGCCTCTTCCACGTTTGTACCGTCGCAAAACAGGATCATCGTTTTGCCGTTCGGTATGGCAACACCAGTACCAGAGGCGGTCTTTAGAGTGGCCGCTTGGCCCACAGCATTCTTGACAATGTAGATTTTAGAGAGGGCAGGACATACCACGGTGGCTGCGTTCGTACCTAGCTGATCACCGCTGTCGGTAAGACTGAGCATTGCTGCTCTGGATTCTGCGGTAGTGCCATCCGCCGTCGTAAGTGTATGGGAATTACTGGACCAGCTATTAATAACACTTCGTCCGGCAATAGCTTCTTCCACCATCGAGGTGATATTATCGTTTACTGTGGTACCCCAAGATCCGTCTAGCTCCCCCTGAGTAGGTTTAGCTAGTTTAAGAAGAGTAGTATATGTAGTTGCCATTTATCTAACCTCATATAATAGCAGTTATAGTAACATAACAATATGCGCGCCTAAGATAAAACGACATGCTGCCAATCCGGCGTTTGCGTGGTACTTAAAGCCGCCCAATTGGGGGTCTGGGTCGTGCTCACGTCTGACCAAGCAAACACACTACCAACAGCGCCGGTTCCCGCTAACCCGGTTACATCAAATACAACCGCGTTAATAATGGTTACACTACCTAAACCGGTGGTTCCCGCTAACCCAGTTGTATCAAATGCAGCCACACCAGTAACGGTTACACTACCTAAACCAGTGGTCCCCGCTAACCCAGTTGTATCAAATGCAGCCGCACCAGTAGCAGTTACACTGCCTAAACCGGTGGTTCCCGCTAACCCGGTTACATCAAATGCAGCAGCGGCGGCGGCGGTTACACTGCCCAAACCGGTGGTTCCCGCTAACCCGGTTACATCAAATGCAGCCACACCAGTAACGGTTACACTACCTAAACCAGTGGTCCCCGCTAGCCCCGTAGCAACTACCGGGAGCGCCGTGCCCCAAGCACCTTCACCCCAAGTACCTCTGTCCCAACCACCTAGATTTGTGTTCGCCATAACTTAAACATTTCACGCAATACGTATAATTGCAGCAGTATTACTCGCCGCGGGAAATTGTATCGTGAAGGCTCCCCCCGTAGAGGTTTTATCAGCACCGAAATCCAGCACTGCCACAGCAGGGTTGCCCGAACCGGAATTACGATAAATCAACGCTCCCCGGGCAGTAATAGTCGCGGTAGACCATGTACTGTCCGTAAAATCAAGATAGGCCGTAGTACCCGACCCGCCGTCAGTGGGCACGGCGGCTACAGCGAGTGTGTTACCCCCCGCGGTGTACCCCGTACCAGATACTTCGTTGGTTGTAGCGTAAGCCGTCGTAGCAGCGCTCATAGTAGCGCTGGAGGTGTAAAGAGCAATTTTGAACGTATCACTCGTGCCACTACTAAAGTCCATATCGCCGCCCAAAAGTGCGACCTTGAAAGAAGTTGCCATCGCTTGTGTAATCGCCATCGTATGCTCCTAGCTTACTGTTTGTCGGTACTGCCCCGAACGATATGTGTCTTCTCTTAATTTACCATCACCGAGATTTTTCAGTAGCCCTATAGCGTGTAAATATAACTTTTCGTAATTAGCAATTATATCCGGTTCACCCTTCATAAATCTTACAGCTTCGATCAAAGCCCCGTTTAACAACGCAGAATCAAACTCATCGCCCAACCATGTCGTACCAGCAGTTACTATAGACTCAGGGTAATAACCGTAATGCAGTTCCGCTGTGTACCCACTATCGGGTGTTGGCCCTAGAATTATAGCGCCGTCGGAAAACAAAGCATAATGCACGGGTACACCAGTAGTAGCCGGGTTTGGATACGCTTCACGTATAAAATTAACATCCTTGTTCAGCAGGAATGTATACACGCTGTCACTATCCAGCACAGCTAAACTGTACGGGTGTAGAAAATCTGAAGGTGTGGATAGATATTTATTACCGCTGGTTAAACCGCCGGTAACATTTCTCCGTAGAGCAGGTATTTGCACAGTGTTATATATCTTCTGCTCTGACTGGTCGGTAAACATAGCAAGCTGGGTGTCCGTGAAAGTCATTTCACAGATATCTTGTATATGTGTTTTCAATTCGGTGTAATTCATGTCTTACCCAAGCCCCTAAGTAGTGCTTACAGTAACTTCCCCGATAACTCCAGTAGCAACTAGATTATCAGGGGTTAAATTGTAAGGATCAGTTCCACCGCCAACAGGATTCCAACTCCATTGTATACCCCGGCTGCTATAATCGCCAGACGCTCCTAAACTTGTATCCGGCCTAGGATTTCGTATCGCTTGCGGGTCATCTACTGGGTACATACCTAATTTAAGCTGTGGGTGGTCTGGGTTCCAACAAGTCGGGCAAGCCTTCAGGTTAGTAGATACACCCTTCCGCATTAAGACTTTCAATTGCCGCAATTTGTACTGGAACCCACATACATCACATATAGCGAGGGCGTTCTTAGAAGATGCAAATCTTGTAGCCATGATTACACCGTAGCAACACGAGGTATGAACCGCGCGGAAGTCTTTTCGCGATCTTCCCCCGCAGCTAATGAGAACTGGGATTCATACTCGGCTTTCAACATAGGCAACCTAGGGGCAGACTCGGGCTCTTTCATAGCAATCTGGTATGCAAGACCGGCCACCAGACAAGGCAAGAACCGGAAGTTCATATCAGCAGTCTCGGAGCCGCCCCCGGCGTCCTCAACCCGGCGCATACGCCAGTAAACAAAAACGTAATCGTTATTATCAGGCACGGGCCACACGTTTATGTACGGAGCATCACGCAGTCTCTCGATCCAGACCTGTATTGGCCTACCTTGTGATAACTTGTTGGGTATTGATGAATACGTACTAACGCTTATACGACTAATATTTAAATCCGATTGGGTAGCTGTTACCCCCGAGTTTGTACGAACAGCCTGCTCTAACAGATCGATAGTATCCGCAGGGAGGGCGTACCGGGACGTACCAGTTGTGAGACTAACGGTACCACTATCAATAGTCCACATATTGATCCCGCGGTTCTGCCATTCAATAGTAAGCAGGTTCATAGACCGCCGAGCAGTACGTAGATCGTACCCTGAACGCATCTCACGCCCGGCACGCTCCCACGCCTCTTCAGCGATCTCCGTGAAGTCCATATTGAACGCGGTTGTGCCGGATGTCGTCATTTACGTTTCCAACTCTCGCGGGCCTTAACCTTGGCTTTACCGGGCAGACTAGCGTAATGATACAGTTTTTTAGAGGCGCCGGACATAACTTTCCCGGTCATAAGAACCCCACTAGGATGCTTATGTACGCCACCCCTGTGTTCCTGACCACTAAGAAGGTAGTGCTTTACACCCTTTGCCATCAAGAACTCTTCGTCCCCACCATTTTACAGGGTCTTCCACCCCTTGCCATACCATGACCACGGATCTTACCGCCCTTATTATACTTCAGCATCCCGCCCTTGGATAACCCCCCCACAACATCCAACATCGTCGTCGGGGACTTCTTGCGGCGTTTTGGGGGGTCGTCCGCTCGACGCGTATGATACTTTTTGCCCTCGTAAGTGAACGTACCGTCTGCCCCCTGTTCCCTACGAGCTTTAGCAAAGGCTTTGTCGCGTCCTGATAATTTCCTAGCCGGGGGGTCGGGTGTAATAGTAGGTTGCAACCTCGGCTTCGACCGAGCAACCTCTTCTTCATTGTCGATAGGCATAGCCGCCCGACGGGCATCCGCCGGGTTACTTCTGGCGGAATCCTCGACAGCCTTACGTATTGTAGCCCCTCCGAGACCCGTACCCGGATGCCGCGTGCTACCCGGACCTTTTCCGCTAGCGTCCTTTGAAGACGAGGAGTGCGTTTTATCAGCCAACGCCTCTCGGGGTGTTTTACCGCCCCGAATCTTTTTGATACCGGCAGCGGCAGGGTCTTTTCTCGGTCTGCTGCTACCCCTCGTGGGCTCTACCCGAATGGTCTTGGGTGTAATAGTAGGTTGCGACCTCGGCTTCGGCTTCGGCTTCGGTACCGGCGCTGTTCGTAGTTTTTTATCCGTCGGGGGGTCGTCCGCTCGACGCGTATGATACTTTTTGCCCTCGTAAGTGAACGTACCGTCTGCCCCCTGTTCCCTACGAGCTTTAGCAAAGGCTTTGTCGCGTCCTGATAATTTCCTAGCCATGTCAAGATCCTTTCATAGACACCATTTTACAGGGTCTTCCACCCTTTGCCATACCATAACCACGGATCTTACCGCCGTGGGAGTAGTTCATCATACCGCCCATATTCTTTTTTACGGGCTTCTTCTTGGGTTTCTTCGGCGTGAGCATCTTTACTTCCGCGCCGTCCTGTTTGCTCGCAGCGTCCATTTTACGTTGTATCTCTTCATCACTAAGCGGGGGTGGCTCACTGGGCGTTGTGTTTGGTACGCGAAATACGGGCATATCAAGATCCTCTGTTAGAAGCAATAAACTGTTGGCGGCGTTACCATTTTACCTTGTCGGCCCAGTAAGCTGCCGATGACTTGCCCTTAGCGATATTCCTACCGTGCCGGGACTTAAACGATTTACGTTTTGCTTTCATGCGCTGGGACTCCCCGGATTTAGGCTTACCAGCAGTAGAAGCGCCTTGCTCCCCAAAACGTATGATCTTCTCTTTACCACTCTCACACGCCTTTACAACATGTGACTTCTTAACATGAGAGGGAGTAGAACGCGGGCTATTACAGGCCATAGAGGCTTTGTTAACTTTACCCCCTGATTTATAATATACCCGCATGACGTTCCCTAGCTGTAGAACACCGTAAGAGACGACAGAGTAGTTTGGGTGTATGTCACGTAACCACCCCCTACAAACAATATCCCGTCATCAGGAATATCTGGGTACTCCGTAGTATCCGCAGCGGCCACAGTGTTGAACTGCATTTTTACCGTGCCCGTACCAGAGCCTTCCCTGAATGTAATCGTTCCCGCCGTGCCGGTGTTTACGGCATATAGCCCGTTAAGGCGCATTCTACCCTTAAACATA